TTGCATAAGGTTTAGCAAAAACACCTTCCACTGTCCAAGTTGAACGAGCTAATGATGAAGTATACCAAATAGGATTATCAGGAGTAGATTCCAGATAGTTATAAGTCACAGATCGATCAACGTAATCGGAACCACTACTTGGATAGAACCAAGTGATCTCTCCAAATAAAGCGTTAACGGCCACATGAATTTGTTGATTGGCGTTAGTGTTAATATCTTCGAAGACATAATCTTCAACGAGACAAGGCATTAATTGTACCCGTCCTCCATCAAATTTATAGAATCCTGTTGGTCCCATCCAATAGGCTATACCATTAACTTCTGCTGCAGAGTGCTGACTCGACATTCCACAGTTGGTTCCTACTTGTTGGAATCCAAAGGTAAAAGGTTGTCCAATAAATTTCATGGTGTACATGGCTGTGTCCGACCAGATATAGACGGCGGTTCTTCCTACAATAGCTCCTAGTAATTTCGAACCATCGGTAAGTCGTTGACTACCAGCGGTATTCGTTGCGGTAGGAGTCCACACAGTTGTTGATTCTTGATTCGACCACCTTACAAACATATCATCTTGAGTTGTTGAAGATTGAAGTGTGGTTTCTGTACCTACACAAATTAAATGACGATCGGGAGTTGAGAGAACCATGTCTCTTGAAGCTGTCGGAACTTCACTTCCGCTTACCAGTACAGCTCTTACAGATAAATTAGGTAGAGAAGGCTCCCATTGAAAAATTGTTTTGTTATGAATGAGCGCCATTAAATTTTCACCATAGTTTATTAGTCTCCATTGCCCAGGTTCAATAACAATATTTGATGAAGAACTTGCACTGCCCCAGCCAACATAAGTGCTGGCATCATAAGTAGTCGCTCCATCTGAGTGAGCCGCGGTTGAAGTTCCATTAGTGCCTCTAACAATTCCGTTTAAAGCATTGCTGGTAATGCCGGTATAAGTAATCAATTCGCTATCTACCAAGATCGTACCCGAACTCGCAAAACCAGTTGTACTAACTAAATCAATATCAGTTCCTGATCCTCCTGTTCCATAGGTGTCATTTAATAAAGCTCCATCTAAAGTTGTTTGAATAAGAGGAAGAGTTTGACCACTCCAAGTATTCGTACCCCAGCCATATCCATAAGTTTGAATAAGGGGACCAATGACATAATAAAAATCTATCGTTGTAGTTCCCCCACTTGCAGATCCACTTGCTGCACTTCCCATTGTTACTTCTATGGTTGTAGCACTTGGTACATCTGTTATCTCAAAGAGAATGCCTTCAAAATCTGCGTCTGTAAAACCTATTCCTAAAGCTGTAACTCCTGTAATACTCGACAAAAGAATAATATCTCCTGCCTCAGCATCATGAGCCGTACTGGTAGTTAAAGTAACTGTAGTAGTACCATCAAAAGTAAAGGTCGCACCGGTTTGTTGACGTGCAGTATCTAAAGGAGTGATATCATAGAACGCTCCTTCAAAATAAATATAAAGACACTTATTGGTTCCAATAGCTGCATACTTATTGCCAGCTAGATCTACCCAGGTATGTTGATCCCGTCCTGCACCAATCAAGTTATCATTAACTAATTGTTCCCAACCTCCTACTTTTTCAGGAAAACCATAACGAAAACGAGAATAATCGGCGTTAACCCATTTTCCTTCGGCTCCGGTATCTGAAGATTGTTTGTCTAATCCAGGTTTAAGTCTGATTTTGTGTAGCATAGAAAATCCGTTTCCCCTACAAATATACTAGATTGTAGCAGGAATCAACTGCTTACACTTCTGTTATATGGTATGGGAGTATAGTAAAAGTTTGCTCAGAAATTTATTAACGAGCATTAACTGGAGCGCCTGAAGAATTGACGAATGGTGCTTGTGCAAATGCGGCATAGAGATTAAGTTCACCACTATTATTTACAGCTGTATTTCCAGTTGTTAGTTTAAATCCATTAGAGAAAATGTCAATAAAAGTACTTGAACCTTCAGCGGTTGTGCTGTTTGGGGTAAGTTTGTCGTTTGCTGGATTATAACCCAATCTCTTACTATCAAATAACTGCCATGCATCTGCTGAACCCGTTCTTTTAAGTAAAATCCAAGCTGGTCTAAATCCAGTGTAAACATATGGACCATCAACATTTGCATTTCCATAATATTTTCCGAAGCGACTATATCCCTGTACATCTGCAAAAACATAATTCATCATCACCTTACCAGACTCAGCTAGAGAAGTCCCAATAGTAAAGATGGTACTAGTAGGAGCAGTATCATTCCAATTAAGAGTATTAGTACCTACTGCATCATTTTGGTCTAAAACCATAAATTTTGTGGGTCCATTAGCCTCATGATAGACTCTCCATTCTTGAGCATCGTCTTCTGATCGTTTTCCCAGCATAAATTTTGGGATAGATCCTAAACCATGAGAGATGGTTACTACTGAACCGCCCCCAGTGTATTCGTAAATTCCTTGACCAGCAGTAGCATTATAAGAGTAAGCATCCGGGGTTAAAGTTCCTCCTGATAAACCAGATGTCGTTCCCAGTTTCCAGTTCCAGGATACATAAGCTTCTGTATTAGTATTACATTCTATCATAGTGCCAACTGTAAACCCATCTGAATCAAAACTTTTAAGAGATTCTGCGTCTGTACCTGTAGCAGCTGAGTCATTAGATCGTAAATAGTTAGTAACTCCTCTTACTGTATCGTACAAATTATGGAAATCCGCCTCATCTCTATTTTTAATCCAGGTAAAGTCAGGTTGAAATCCAACACCTGTAACTCCTAAAGAACTTCCTGTTCCTGTGTATAGTACAGGATTAAAAAAACTACCTGCGTCATCCACCGTCGTATAAGCTGCCATTTAACCTCCAAACTCCCCTAGGTTTTTAGTACACAGTGCGTAATAGCCGCTAGGCACTGCGTATTCAAAATTGCCGTACCCATTTGCATCTGCGTTGCCAGAACTTATAGTACGTATTGGATTACCAAAATTGTATTCAACTATGCCAGTATTATATCCTCCTTGGTAAAAAAAATAAAAGGTATCATCAACAAAATCTGAACTTGTAAAGGCTGCCGTGCCGCTGTCTTGAATGGTGCCATTTTTATAATAATAAATATCTTGATTATCCATGTCTAATGCGATGCTAATAATATCGCCAGTAGTATAAGTAGCTCCATAACTTGTACCGCCGCCGTCTGTAGAACCAGTACCTATAAATTTATTGCCATCAGTACTTCTATACTGAAAATTGTTCGTTTGATATTGATAATCACCTGAAGTTGTCATTGAACTAGTTTCTGGCATTGCTCCAAGATTTATATTGCCACCATCAACCAGATACATTTCCATATACCATTTTCCTTTTTTCGCACCCATTGAAGAACAAGCACCAAAACTATAATCAGTAGAGGGACGATCGGTAACGTAAAGATTCCCTTCAGCAAAAGAAGTAGCATTACTCATTAACGGATTTGCTGTTGCAAAATTGTTGGTGGGTGTATCGGTTGTTTGATCTAATGTAGTTAGATTAGTTTCTGTAAAATCATTACTCTGTCCTGATACATCGGCTCCTAGATTTGCTGAATCCTCAAAGTCAAGATAAAAACCTCCTGTTCCAAAAGTTAATCCTGAAATATCTTTCGGCTTCCAAATTGTAGGTGAAGCAGAATCGAATTCTCCAAAATCACTGGCAGCATAAGCTTGACCATTACAATATGCAACTTCTGCAAAATAACATCCTTGATAATTTGAACTATTATTAAAACTTCCAATAGCAACAGGATAAGCTGTACCCATTACTGAATCTGCACCTGAACTTGGATTAGTATCTGTTGAAAAATTAGTTTCTTCTACTCCATTGAGATATATACGCATACGATTTCCAGCAACTCCATTTGCAGAATCCCAAGTAAAAACCAGGTGGTACCAGGCCGAGACGTCCTTGAAGACTCGGTTAGTCACTAAACTCCCAACTACACCACTTTGCTCTTCATTCCAAAATAATATATTTGAAGCATTAATACCCATTTCCGTATAATTTGATCCATCGGCACAAGTTAGAAGACGATCCGACAACCCCAGATCGGTTCTTTTAAACCACATAGAAAGAGTCCATTTATCAGGATCTCCAGCAAGAGGGGTTTGAACTAAACCAGGACTATCTGCAGAATTAAACCGACAAGAATTGTCTACTGTATAAGCTTCTGCGACTGCTGATGATCCACCTAAGACTAGAGGCATTAAACCACCTCTGGAAACTCACCTAATGGTCTTGAGCCATCTGTATAAACATACAAAGCCGCAAGTTCATCAACGGTTGTGCAAGCATCTATTTTAGTTTCCATATCGTTTGATGCAGTTCGAACAGCTGCTCTATACGTTGTCATTTCTGCTGGAACGGTAAAACTTTCTACTTCGGTTGCTTTTATCACATGCCAATCTGTTGAAGTTAAAAAACCACTGGCTTGTTGTTTTATTTTTTCTTTATGTAGAGTTTTTAAACCTTTAAAAAGAATACCATTTTCAGTTTTATCATCTAAAGACTTTGCAGTTGCGCTTCCAAAAGAAGCTGTAACTTTTCCATCTGCAAAAGCAAAGGACTGTTTGGTGTTTCTATAATAATGTTCATCTTTGCTATTTGAATTATCAAAAACCACTTCATAAATGCCAATCGCTTCTCTTTCAGCGGGTGACCATGAACTATAGATAGCTCGAGGGTATTGATTTTCGCCAATAGTAATCCCTTTACTAGGATTAAGTGATTTTGTTACGGAATCGTTTTCTACTAATACAAACATTATGCCACCGTTAAGGCTAAAGTAGATCCTACTTGAAGCCATTTTGAATTGTGATATCTGAATACGAATAAATCTGCAAGATCGCCTGTACTAGTTAAAGTTGGAGCTGTTTCAGAAGGAAATTCGAATACAGCGTTCCACGTTAAAGTATTTGTTCCTCCCGCATCTTGAATAATTAATAAAGAAATAAATTGACCTGCTTGACCATTAGTTGGTGCTGCTAAAATTCTGTTAGCTGTCAGTGTAACCGCGGTTATAGGCTTTGCTTGTGCATCCCAGGTGATGGTCGCTGCATCTGTTAAAGTTGTTTCCGGATTATAAGCCGCATCATTGAAGACTAGATTTCCAGTACCATTACAAGTAAAATCTATATCTCCGTTTGCCCCATCCGTAAATGTAATATCTCCTGCATTGGTTCCACCATTCGTATTTAAAATTAAATCAGTCGTTCCGCCCGTGGTTACGGTTAAAGTTCCAGCTCCGTTAGAAGTTAAAGTTGCTGCCGCAGCAGCATCGCCAACTTTTACACTATCTGCAGCAAGAACCACATCTCCGGTTCCAGCTGGTGTAATATTGATATCAATATTGCTATCAGTTCCACTGGTAGAAATTGAAGAAAGATTCGGACCCGCACCCGTAGCGGCATTTGTTATTTTAAGTTCATTAACGGCAGTACTTGCAGCGCCGAAAACTAAAGCTTCAGCTCCATTCGCATCAGCAATAAATCCGCCGTCTGCAAATTTAGGAGCAGTTAAAGTTTTGTTTGATAAAGTAGTTGTTGAAGTTGCTGTGACAAAAGCTGTTGTTGCATCGACAATGTCTGGATTCGTACCATCGTTAGCTGTTGCATAAACAATTTTAGTTCCTGTATCTCCAGAGGCCCATGTAACACTGGAACCTGAACCACTAACGTATTTAAATTCAACCGAGTAAGAATTAGTACAAGAATTTTTAATTACATAAAGCTGTTCAACATCCAAAGGAATAGTTACGGTTACATTTCCAGCAAGAGCTGCTGTGAATTCTATAACTCTATTTGCAAGAGCCGCCCCTGTTGTTCCATCATTTACAGCTAAAGTTGTTGCTCCTGTTGTACTTAAAGCTTGTGAAATATAACCACCAGAAATCTGTTCACTAATATTCCAGTTTGTATTAGTAAGTGTTCCCCACGTACCAGCTTTTTCGCCGGTCGTCATTAATTGGGTACCTAAACCTGTATATGTGGATGCCATAGTTTAAAATCTCCTTAAGCTGCTTCCGTATCTACGTCTGTATACGATGTATTTGATCCAGTTGCAACATTACTATAAGACGTATTTGAACCTGTGTCAATATCTTGAAAATGTTGTATCCCTAAAATTCCTACAGAAATTGTTGCAGAAACTCCAGTAAGTCCCATAACTTGATCTGCAGGCGTGATAGCTCCTACAGAACTAGTGGCTGAAACTCCCGTAAGTCCCATCACCTGCTCTGCTGGCGTAATAGCTCCAACCGCTGTTGTTGCTGAAACTCCTGTCGGAGCAACTGTAGGATTAGAAGTAACGTCAGGAGCTCCTACATCCGTTGTTGCAGACACTCCAGTTAATGTTGTTGTGTTATAGGATCTTGCAGTTGGAGTTCCTACTGAAGTTGTCGCTGAAACTCCGGTTAATGGAATTCCTTCTGCGATAACAATAGAACCTACAGAAGTCGTTGCTGAAACTCCTGTCAATGATGCAATCGTTTCTGGAGTAACTGTCGGCGCGCCTACAGATGCAGTAGCTGAAACTCCGGTAAGTCCCATTTGTTGTTCCGGAATTACTGGATAGCCCCAACCATAATCACTATTATTCCAAGCTAACTCTCCCCATCCTGGACAAATTGGTCCTAATGTTACAGTTGCTGAAACTCCTGTCACAGAAACGGTAAGAGCTGATTCACCCCAGTTTTCATATCCCCAGGTATCTCTACCCCATCCTTGTTCAGGATAAACAAGAGGAGTTCCTAAAGTAAGTGTTGCAGAGACTCCTGTTAATGAAAGACTACCACTCCAGTTACTGTATCCGTAACCAAGAGCGCCCCAAGTAGTTTGAGTAATATCAACAATTCCTCCCATGCCAATTCCATGAACCCAACATGCAAAATAAAAATCGGTTGCTGAAGCAGGTGTAATTTCTATGTAACGAGTAGTAGCTGCATTAAAAGTTGTAGTATTGGTATAATCGGATTCTGTGCTAGATCCGTCTAAATAATAAGTGACACCGGAAGAAATAATCCCGGCTCGCATAGTTCCAAGAGTTGTACTATTGGAAGTAGAAAAAATTAAAGGATGACCATCATTACTGGAACCTGACTGATCTAGTCGAACTGTTCCATCCTCCACCCATGGAAAAGTAAAATCTGTGGGTTGGGAACCATCAAATGTAAAAATATTGGAAGTAGAACCAGTAACATACTGAGTTCCGGTTGTAACTGCGACTGTTATAGTTAGATCAGCCATAAGGAAGGACTCCTTACGCTAGCTGAATGATCGCTGTTGAAGCTGCCGCTGCTGGAAATTCAATCGTGAATGTTCCACTTGTAACTGTCTTGTCTCCACCAAAAGCAATTGTACAACATGCTGGATCACCAGTGGCTGTGTCATTAAAAATTAAACACCCATTAGCAGTGAAAGAAGCAGATGTCCAACTCGTGTTAGCAAAATCACAGACTGCTGTATCTGAATCTAAAACAGGAGTTACACTGGTTAAAGCGTTTCCTTTTGCCGAATAAGCAGATCCAGAAGTATTAGTAATTTCATTCGTTGCCGAGTAGGCTGTTGTAGATTTGTTTATAGTCGCTGAACTTGTATAAAGAGCTAAATTAAAAGTATCTCCTGTTGATGCAGTAAAATCATGTATTGCTGTCAAAATTTCGACTTTAAAGCTGTTGCAGACTGCTGATGTTATTGCCATAGTTTTTATTCCTTTTAAGGTGAAGGTGAATCAATTTTTATACGAATGGTTCCATCGTCGTAATCATCTCTTCGTCTTCTACCTACTTGTTCGATAGCGAACTTCTCTACCTCTTTATTATATCGTTGCTCGTAGTATGTCAACATGTCTTGAGGACCTTTTAAATATCCAAAAGCCTCAACCAAAGAGGCATAAAGCAAGCCATTCGCAAAATTCCTGCTTAAATATGTTCCAGTAATATTATTAACTAAACTACCTGGTATAGCTACATAATTAACTTGAAAAGTATACGTTTTATCAGGACACGGAGCAAACATAATCGTGCCAGATGTCGTATCTGAAAACCCTGTAGCTCCACCAAACATAGCATAATATTTAGGAATATCTCTGCCTGTGGCTACGGTTGTACCTGCTGAACCATAATTATTATATTCATTAAGAAAGGTGACATCTCTTTTTTCTAAATAAATTAGAGTATCTGGAGACGTATCATCTTCTGTAACTTGAACCGATCTTACTGCTAAACATCCAGCCGGAGCATTAATATATTCTTGACCCACTACTAAAGACCCAGTTTGAGATTTTCTATCGGCATCTATATTGACATCTCTTAAAATCCTAGTTTCTGCATCTGTAATAAAACCATCAGTAATCGTAGAATTCTGAATTGCTGTCGTCAATGTTGCATATGTAAAATTAGTTGCCATTAGCTTTGCGGTCCTATCGCTTTTAATGTTACAGGTCCAGAAGAAACACTATTTCCTCCAAACCTAATACCACCTACTGTAGCAGTATCTGTATTAACGGTAAAGTGATAATAATTAGCTGGAGTCTTTAACAATTGAACTGTAGCTCCTGTAAGATGAGAAGCTGCTGTAGAACCAAAAGCTCCACGTGTAATTCCTGTTAAATTATTTCCACTCGTTCCTGTGTAACTTAAAATTTCAGTATCAATTAAAACTCCCCATGTGGGTGTTCCGACTGGATTGGTTGAAGTAGGTTCATAAGTTCCCGTAGCAACTCCTGTAAACTGTGTTGCACTTGCTAGAAGAACCGTTGTTGTACTAGCATCAATTGCTCCATTAAGAGTCGAAGTGTTAGCATAAAGATATCCTGGTTTAATTGTATAACCTGCAGCTAAACAAATTTTAGCTCCTGTAATTCCATCTATAGTAGGAATATCTTGAAATACAAATACACCATCATCAAGAGTTCCTGTAGTGCCTCCAGTCGTAGGAGATCCTCTAAATCTTACAGTATCTCCATAACTTCTTTGATGATCCGTTTGTTCAACATTTATAATCCCTGAAGCAGCTGCATAAGTTTGAAAAGGATTATCTCCTAACCAACGCAATGCATTGGGAGCAGGTTGTTGAACCCTTACTTTACCAAGCGCGGTAGGATCGGCTTGATGAGGATAAGGATTTAATTGAGGTTGCTTGGATTCAAATTCAGAATAATGAACAAATAAACCATTCCATTGAGTAACCATTTCATTCCATGGAAAAGATTGTCCACTAATGTCAGAAACTGCAAGTGCATATTTTCCTTGTGCATATCGTGCCATAATTAAATATTAGGATAATAAGTCTTCGGTGTAATATAGGTACTTGCCGCTGACCCATCCGCTGCCTCCGCTCTGACTAATTCGTCTTCGTATAATAATTTTAAATTTTGTGTTCTGTCCGGTGAATATTTTTGACTTAAATAATATGCTAAACCGCCGCACATAGCGGGAATAT